ACCATTATTAGAGGAGCTTCCAGTAGAAATGTCAGATAATCGACCAATGTGGAGACGTATATCAGACAGTATAAACACAATTAAAAACCAAAAATAAAATGAGTAAAGTAAACGAATTGTCAGTAAAATTATACGGACAAACAATTAATCTTTCTAAGGAAGATTTTAAGAACGCAAAGAAAGCGTTTTTTGACCCAACAACAGTTGAAGGTAAAGCTATTGAAATGGCTATGACTGTTGATGCGTCAGCAGATTACACAACAAATGCAACGGAATACTTCCGTAGAGCAATGATTGGAGACGAGAAGACACGTTCTAAGTTCCGTCAATTGTTAGGTGTTAAAGACCGTGTTAACTTGGGTGGTGTTGATGTAACTGGTGTTACTATTAAGGCTGGCTCTTGTGATCCTGATTTCGACAATACTGAGCTTTCACAAAAAGAATACGAGGTTAAGCCTTTAATGTATTCAACAATCTTTTGTGTTGCTTCTTTGGAAGAGTCATTTGTATCTGACCAATTGGCTAGAGGTTCAAACGAGTTCAATCAGAACTTCGCATTTATGAATTTCTTTTTTGACAAATTAGCTGAAGAGTTAACTGAGCAAATGGAAATTATCACATTTACAGGTACAATTGCTGCGAATGGTGTTGATGGATTGGAGACGTTAATGGCTGCGGATTTAAGCATTCTTGTACCAACAGCTGGTAACGGTGGTGTAGCTTCAGCAATTACTGATGCAAACGTAATCGACAAATTAAAGCAAGCACGTAACGTATTGCCTAAAGGTGTTCGTAGACGTAGAGATTTCGTTTATATCGTTTCTACAAATGTTTACGATGCTTTAGCTGATGCAGTTGCAGATAACAAAGCGAGTGGATTGTACTACATTGAGAATGTTACATTGACGTTCCAAGGTACACCAGTATACAGAGCTGATGGTGCTTCTGATAACGTAATTATCGCAACTTATTGGGATAACTTGGTTAACATCATGGACCTTATGGACGAAGAGTTAGGATTCAATATTGTTGATTTCATGAAGACTACATTGTCTCGTAAAATCGGTGTTCGTGTTGATTTCAAATTCCAACCATCTTATACAAACGCTGAAGAAATCTACTTCCATACATTCTAATTAACGGAGGGTGTAAAAGCCCTCCTATTTTTTAATCATTTAATATAGAAAAGTTATGGCAATTTGTAGCCCATTAGTGGGAATACCTAAAGACTGCGGGGATAATAACCTCGGAGCAATTAAACGTGCGCTTATCGGATCGTTTGAAGATGTAACGGAACTTACCGTAACAGCAACTTCAGCACCTGATACCGATGGCGAAGTAACAGCAATTGACCGAACTGTCGGTACTAAATTTGAAGATTTCCCTTTACCGAAAGATACTTCAATGTTTAGCCAAGAATGGACTGGTGACCTTGTAGCTGATACACATTCTTATACTCAGACTGTTGAGTTAGGATTCAGACGAATAGATTTAAGAAAGCGTAACGCAATTAGCTTACTTGCTGCTGGTCGAAGAGATTTAATAGCAGTTGTTCAAGATAATAACGATGATTGGTGGATGTTAGGAGCTGACCAAGGATTGAGATTATCGGCTAACTCAGCAGCGACTAACAACACACGTGCAGCTGGTCAACAGATGCCTGTTACATTGACTTCAGAAAATGAGCGTCACATGTTATACAAAGTGGATGCAGATATAGTTGAAGCTTTGCTTATCGCAGCGGTTTAAAATTAATTTGCATGAAAATGAGGGGTTTGTCAAACAAGCCCCTTTTTTTGTACATATAAAGTAATGAGTAATTTTGTCATAGAAAAAAATACAGTTAACAATATTTGTGTCACTTTGTCGGAGCGGTCACAATTGCTCGATCCGTATTACTTAATAGTGTTTACAAATAAGTTTGATTTGGATGGACCAACTACTAGCTGTTCACTTCAGGCTACTTCAAACATTAGATACGATTTAATAGTTATAACTGAAACAACTAATGCTGTTGGTTTGGATGGCGAGGTTTATTTAATAGAAGGCGAATGGTCATATAGTGTATATGAAAGTGCGCTGCCTACGTTGGATATTGAAGATACTACGGGCAGGATTTTACAAAAAGGATTTATTGTTGTTACAACACAAATAGGGAATTAATATGGGATGGTTTAGTAAGGATGTAATACCAACACCAAAGGTAGAAAACAAAGAATTAGAGTGCTTTCGTACTATTAATACTGAGGGTTTGGATTTATCGCAGCCTTTAGTTGACGATTACGTTAATAGAACTGGCGGTGTTTGGTTTGGTGAATCAAATCTTTATCCTCAGATTTTAAACCAATTATACATAAGCGCACCAATGCATCAAGCATGTTGCAACTTTAAAAAGTACAGCGTAATTGGTAACGGTTACGAATGGAATGATTACGATAACCTAGACGTTGCTGAAAAGATAGCTATTAAGCAATTTGAAACGATGTCAAAGTTTAAAAAGTCTAGTGAAAATATTGTACTAGATTACGTTAAACATGGTCGAGTTATTGCGATTATACACTATTCAAAGCAATTCAAGAAGTACACCCATTTCAAGTTAATTGATCCTGAGAATATCAGAAATTCACAAGTCGGATTGTTTAACGATATACCAGCAAACTATTTCTATTCAAGAGATTGGACACGTTCAACAGGTCAGTTGATATTTACACCTTATAAAATAGGTAACACAGATGAGTGGCAAGTATTGGAACTTAAGAATTCAGTCGGTGGATTCAGAGCTTATGGGATGCCTGATTGGGTATCTTCGGCAAACTGGCAAAAGGTAGGAGCTGATATTGCTTTACTTCATAAGTCAGCAATAGAAAACGGAATACAACCAAGCGTAATATACAAATATCCTTACATCATGTCACCTGATGAAAGAGATGTTTGGACTGCGGGAATGCGACAAAATGCTAAAGGTGCTAAGAACTACGGGCGTGCTATGAAGGTTGAAGCAAACGGTAAAGATAATTTACCTGATGTTGAAGTTGTAAGCACAACAGACAATCACGCTTTATTCGAGCAAACAAGTAAGGAATATAAAGAAGAGGTGGCAATATCACACAACTTGAATCCAGCATTAATGGGTGTACGTGTTGCTGGTAGTTTAGGAGCAACTGAAGAAATTGAGTTTAGTGCTGAACAGTTCAAAAAACTGTGGGTTAATTCTAATCGTGAAACTATCCAAGACTATTTGAACGAACTAGCTACTATTTGCGGTGTACCTTGTGAGTTAACTATTAATGAAACTGATATACTTACGCTAAAGGAAGCTATCAAAGAAGGTGTACAACCTGAGCAATTAAGCGCAGAAGGGAAGCCGATTCAAAGCGCAGTTGTGAACGATAATCTTAAAGGACTAAGCGCAAAGGATAACATGGATATGATGCGAATAATGAGAGATTTCTCAAAGGGTAGATTAGCCGAGCCTTTAGCAAGAACACGTTTAGCAGCATACGGAATTGACCAAGATACTATTAACCAATTACTCGCAGCAGAATGATATACTTTGTAACTGAAGCCTTTATTAAGGACAAAACACATATTACTCAAAACGTAGATGCAAAGGATTTAGCACCTTACATTCCAATGAGCGTAAAAGTTTATATTGAGCCAATTCTAGGTTATACGTTTACTCAGGACTTGCTAGTTAAATTCAACGCTGGAACAACTGATCCACTAGAGGATGAGTTAATAGACTTTGTAAAATATACAACAGCGTTTTATGCGGCTTATGACGCTGCTCCAAATCTTTCGTTTAGAATAAGTAACAAAGGTGTACAATCTCAAAGCGGTGATTATTCAGCAAGTGAGGGAATTCAAGCGGTTGAATATATTAGAACAAATATTTTAAAATTTGCAAAGGTCCACGAAGGAAATTTGAGAGAATTTTTACAACTTAATAAAGATAATTTTCCACTATACAAGGACCCAACGAATAGAGAAATCACAGCTCCTGATGGTGAGCGTAATTTTAGAAGCGATACGGTATGGTTATAAACACACTTGTTACAATTAAGGATTCAATCACAGCGTTTGCTGATGGTCATGGACAGTTACAAGGGCGTGTAATCTTTGAAGCTGATGACCATAGAAGCGCATACATAACAGAAGAAAATACTTATCCTTTGTTATTCGTTGCGCCAATTGACGTGGCTGTAAATAGAGCTATGAATGTACACACGTTAAGAGTGTATGTTTACGAGCGTATAAACGATGACCGTTTAGATGTTTGGGAAAATGCAAACGATACAAGTCTAATCCTTAGAGATATTCGTGTTTGGTGGAACGATTACGGAGTTGATGAAATAAATATAGTTGAAGATCCAATAGGTCAATTTGGTTGCGACAAAGAATTGGATAACTTGGTCGGGTACTTTGCCGATATACGCTTCGAGATTCCCTCGCATGGTCGCTGTCAAGTACCTGTTGATGTTACGCCTATTCCATCACCAAGTTGTGCAGATGCTACACAGATAATAACTAACACTGAAGGGACTGAGTTATATGTAAACTCAATTCCAAGCGGTGCGACGGAAACTCAATTAATTACTGATAGTCTTGTTAATTTAAAAGATACCGCTTCAAATCTAATAGATACACTTATAGTTCCCGCTCAAACTAATCCTGGCATTATCGCTCCTGACGCTCTACTTCACATCAAAAAAGAGAACGATGGTACGATAACAAATCTAACTTTACTAAGTAATTCATCGACTCAGTACATTATAAACAACAACGATATCTCAGTTAACGGTACTTTGCAATTTGATATCCATGCAACGGAAGCCCTTGACATTCGATTGAGAGATGCATCGAATAACGTCATTACTCCAATTAGCGTAACTGATTCGGGTAATCATGCGACTATTGTACTGCCGACTGCTGCAGCCTCAGTTGGTGCAACACTAACCAAAACTGGGCAGCAAACTTCTTATAGAACGGGTGACGATGGTGATTTAGAAGCTGGTCGAGCTGTTGACTTTTTAACATTAGCTAGTGCAAATCCATTTGGAAATACTAAACGATTTACGGATGAATTAGGAACGCAGACTTATACAAATAATATCGTAATTGATTGGTCAACTTATAATGGAATAAATGTTTTAGGGTATAGAAGAACTACAAACGCATCAAATATAAATTGGAATAATGCAATAGATGGAGCATTAGCTGTAAGTATCGGTACATTTACAACGGGGTGGAGGTTGCCTAATATAAAGGAATTGCAAAACATCCAAAATATCGGTTTAGCATCTTCTGATTTATTCAATTATTCACCATTCAATTTAAATACTATATCTATAAGTTTATGGTGTTCAAATACACTTGGAGTAAATACTGCTTATTCTTGGAGGTTCGGAATCTATGGCACTTGTGATTACCAACCTAAAACAAGTACTTTTCAATACATCCCTTGCCGAACATTCACAGTAACTGGAACAACTTTAACATAAAAATTATGACTTATAAATTCCCACAATTCAAATTAGAGATTGAAAATCCAATTATCTACGTTAACCTTAACACAATCCAAGACAAAGCAATTGACCAACTATTAAGCGTTGATGTTGTTCTAACTACTGATACTGCAAAGTTTGGAGTAACTGCTCAAGATATGCCATATATCAATACTTGGGAAGATGAAGAAGTTGAAGGAATGGTTTTAAATTGGTTAAAGCAATTTGAGATATGACCTTCAAAGCCCAACTAACGAATTCAGTTCTTCACACCTTGCCGATTATCGGAGCTTTCTTTGCACCAGCTATTTACGTGGCTATGCTAGTTTTCATCTTTGTAATTGTCGATACTTATCTAGGTCGCAAGGCAGCAAGACATAGAGGGGAGAAAATTACCTCAAATAGGTTCTCAGATGTTTTTGCAAAGGTGATAGGTTACGCTGTGTTTTTAACGGTAGGACTGCTAATCAATATCATTACAGGATGGAAGTACGGGGTGTGGCTTTGCGCTGTAGTTCCTATCTATACAGAGATAACTAGCATAGATGAAAATCAAAAATCTTTAGGCAAAAAAGGAATAATTACACAAGCTGAAGATGTGTATAAATTTGCTTTAAATATTAAAAAGAAGCGAGATCAACTTAGATAGTGTATATTTGGGTAAACTTAACGATTAAATATGAAAGTAACCAAGCACACAAAGAACATCCATGAGCTATGCCTAGAAGGTAAGCACGTACAAGTAGCAATGCTTTCTGACATCCATTGGGACAATCCTAAATGTGATTGGGACTATTTAAAGCGACACTTAGATTACTGTGTTAAAGAAAATATGCCTATCATGATTAATGGTGATATGTTTTGTTTAATGCAAGGTAGAGGGGACAAGCGTAGTTCAAAGTCTGATATAAGACCAGAGCATAACAACTCAAAGTATTTAGATTCAGTTGTTGAAACAGCTGTAAAATGGTGGTCACCTTATGCACATCTATTAACTGTAATCGGTTATGGTAATCATGAGACTGCTATAATCAAATGGCAAGAAACAGACATATTACAAAGGTTTGTTGATTTACTTAACTATACCAATAACACAAGCGTTCAAACAGGCGGTTATGGTGGGTGGTTTCTAATTAGACAAAAATATCATGGCACAACTAGCGAGGCATTAACCAAGGTAAAGTACTTTCATGGCTCAGGTGGTGGTGGTGTAGTTACAAAGGGAGCAATCAACTTAACACGATCGCTTGAGATGTATGAAGATTTTGACGTGTTTACAATGGGACACATTCACGAAAATTCATCAAGAAACGATGTGAGGGAAACAATTAAAAATCATTCAAAGACAGGTGTTAAGATTGAACACAAAGATTTACATTTAATGATTACTGGAGCGTACAAAGAAGAATACGAAGATGGCTCAAAAGGTTGGCACATTGAAAGAGGCGCACCACCTAAACCAATGGGTGGCCGAATACTAACGATTGACGTATGCATTACTCAATCAGATGGTGTAAGAACAGCAAATAAAATAATTGATTCACGTAAATTTCCTTTATGAAAATAAACTTTAACCATCTATTAGCCTTCATATGGGCTTGTTTAATCTCAATCCTATGGCTTATATTTATGACTGGCTGTTCAGCGCAACATCACTATAATAAAGCTGTAAAGAAAGGACTTAAGGTAGAAACTAATTCGGACACAATCAGATTAACTAAAGTAGATAGCATACTAATCAACAACGAATGGGTTAAGGTAGTTACTGAGTTTGATACTATCATTAAGTTTAATACGGTTTATGTGCCTAAGACACGTTTACAAGAGCGTTTGATATACAAGACAAAGAAAGATTCATTTGATACGATTCGATACGTTACGAGACAAGAAACGAAGCAAGTTAGTAAACAGTCATTCCCTTGGCGAATACTTATTGTATGTATGTTTATTGGGCTTGTAATATCAGTAATTAAGTATAGAAGATAGTTTACACTAAACAACTAAATGTAAAGTAATGGATAAAATAACATTAGACCGAATAGAGTTTGCACATCCAAAGATTCGTCAAGAACTTCGTGAGCAATATTTAGAAATTAATTCAATGCTGCCAAAGAATTGTAGACTTCGATTTGCTTATGTTTTTAGAACACCACAAGAGCAATCAGCACTATTTAAAAAGCGTCCAAAGGTAACTAATGCGGATGCATGGCAATCAATCCATAATTACGGGCTAGCATTTGATATTGTTATTCTTTATGATAACGATGGAAATGGATCGTTTGAAAGTGCTTCATGGAAGATTGATGATAACTGGAATAAGGTTGTAAGTTACTTTAAATCGAAAGGTTGGGTTTGGGGAGGTGATTGGAAATCCTTTAAAGATGCACCACATTTTGAAATGACTTTTGGCCACACATGGAGAACATTGAAACCAATGATTGAGAAAGGTAATATTATTATAGATAATAACACACGTTATCCAAAGATTTAGTATATTTGGCTTTTCATAGAGTTTTTGTTTTTCAAGTTAGGTTAAGCCCTCATCGTTTGGTGGGGGTTTTTTATGCTAAATAGTATATGCAAAAACGTATAGTTTTGTAAAGAGTATTATACATTTACCACTCATCAAGTTATTTTACCGTTCATCACATTTATTGTTTTTAATCAAAACAGTAGGCATATATTTGTTGAAACAAAAAACAAAAGATATGAAAACAATTAACAGAAACGAATTAAGAAACATGTACTTAGATTTATCAATCGAATTAAGTGATGTAAA